ACACCGGGAAGAGTAACGTACGGCAAATTCGCGGGTGATATCGCGCGAGAGCTTGGCACGCCGCTCATGCCCTGGCAGCAGTTCGTTGCAAACGTTGCGCTCGAAGTTGATGAGGCGACAGGCGACTTGGCATACCGTCAGGTTGTTTTGACAGTCCCGCGTCAATCAGGCAAGACGACACTGCTGCTTGCGATCATGGTCCTTCGGGCGATCAAGTTTACGGAAGTTGTTGGCAAGCGGCAGAACATTGTCTATACCGCGCAGGATCGTTTGAGCGCTCGTAAGAAGTGGACAGACGAGCATTGCATGGCGCTGTTGCTTGCTCAGAAGCGGTATCCCGAGCATTACAAGTTCCGTATTCGTAAGCAACTCGGGGAAGAGGCGATCATCTATGAGAACGGGTCGATGCATGGCCTCACGGCTCCGAGTCCGCGCGCTGTTCACGGTGAATTCCTCGATCTTGGCGTGATTGACGAAGCGTTCGCACGGCGTGACGATAGTGTCGAGCAGGGCATGAAGCCTGCGATGGTCACGCGCGACGTTCCGCAAATTTGGATTGTGAGCACTGCTGGCGATCGTACGTCCACATATTTGCGTAAGAAGGTTGAGGCTGGCCGGCAGCTTGTCGAGCTGGGGATTAACGCGGGCGTGGCATACTTCGAGTGGTCTGCGGAGCCGGAGGCTGACCCTGGTGCTGAGGCTACTTGGTACTCGTGCATGCCGGCACTCGGGCGGACTGCGAAGATCGAGGCTGTTAGGTCCGACTTTCAGACAATGGAGTTGGACGAATTCCGTCGTGCGTATTTGAATCAATGGTCTGAGGATGCGCTTGACGATTGGGATGTCATCCCGAAGAAAGTTTGGGAAGGCTTGGCGAAGCCGGACGTGCCGAAGCCTGATAGATTCGCTTGGGCATTGGATGGGACACCCGATCGTTCGTGGGCCTCGATCGGTGCAGCCGGCATGGTGGGCAGTGGATATGTCATTGACTCTGTGTATCACGAGCGCGGTACGGATTGGATAATCCCACGTATCGAGTCAATGATTAGGAAGATTGTCGAACGTGATGATGATTTGCCGTGCGCTATTGTTGTTGCACCTGGAGGTCCACTCAAGTCAATCATCCCCGAATTAGAAGTAATGCTCGAAGGGCTCATCAACGAATTAAACTTGAAGGAAGATTTAGAGATTGAGCCTATCGAGATTTTAAAGCCTAATCTTAGTGACATTGCGGGAGCATGTATTCATTTTCTAGAATTAACTGGAACTCTTCCGGAAGTTCCGTATGCCAATATCTGTCACCGTGATCAGGTCGAGTTGAATGTGGCTGTTGCCGGTTCACAGAAGCGAGAGTATACGGACTACTGGTTGTTTGCTCGTCAGGGTCCATCCATTGATGTTTGTCCGCTCATTGCTGTAACCCTTGCATTGTGGGGTTTTCAGCAACGAGGTCATGTAGTTAAGAATTATGAAGACGACGAACCGTGGGTGATGAGTTGAACTGGAAATTCTGGGAGCGATCTCAGCCCGAAGAGCATCGTTATACGATGGACGATTACGCGGCGTGGATGAACGTCTTTACGTATCAGGGTAACGCCTATGGGTTTGGCCTCGGTGGTGGCCTCAAGCAAACGCTGGTTGGCGAGGCAGAGCCGGAGGCCCGTGACTTCGAGGGTAACTCGCGGTACAACTTTGGTGAGGATGCGATTGTCTTCGCAGCAATGGCTGTGCGGCAAAACGTCTTCTCGTCCATTCGATTTCAATGGCAGCAGATTACCAAGGGCCGTCCGGGAGACCTCTTTGGTAATCCAGCTCTTGGCATCCTTGAGAATCCTTGGCCGAGTGGGACCACGCAGGATCTTCTGTCACAAGCGATCCAGGACGCGGACCTTGCCGGCAACTATTACTCGATTCCTGATACCCCGTTGCCATTGATCGGTAGTAACGAGCAGGGGAAGGAATTGGTGCGTCTGCGCCCCGATTGGGTGCAGATTCTACTGGAACCTCGGATCATGCCACAGCGCCGACTGCGTGATGCGAACGGGAATGATGTTGGGCCGGCGCACGTCGGGTACCGGAAGGTCGGGTACCTCTATTACGAGGGCGGCGTGCATAGCGGTGTCGAGCCAGTTGTGTTTGGCCGTGAAGAGGTCGCCCACTTCGCACCATTGCCTGATCCGCTTGCCACGTACCGTGGGATGAGTTGGCTGACCCCGTTGGCTCGTGAGATCGCGGCTGACAAGCAGATGACGAAGCATAAGCAGAAATTCCTTGAGAATGGTGCCACGCCGAGTATGATCATTCACTATCCAGTCGAGACGACGATTGCGCAGGCAAGGAAATTCAGGAAGGCGCTTGAAGAGGAACATCAAGGTGTCCAGAATGCCTACAAGCCATTGCACGTTGGTGGTGGGGCGGATGCAACGGTGGTGGGCTCGAACTTTAATGAGATTGATTTCAAAGCAGTGCAGGGTGCGGGAGAAACCCGGATAGCCTCAGCCGCAGGGGTTCCGGCCGTGGTACTCGGTCTCTCTGAGGGTATGCAGGGTTCTTCCTTGAATGCTGGGAACTATGGGCAGGCCCGGCGCCGACTCGCGGATATTACTGCGCATCCGTTGTGGGCCAATGTTTCTGGCAGCCTCGAATTGCTCTGTGATCCGAAGCCGACTGACCCGGTCGGTAGGCCATTGGACAAGGGGAGCTACCGGCTCTGGTATGACGCTCGTGACGTGCCATTCCTGCGCGAGGACGCGAAGGACGCGGCGCTCATTACGCAAATTCAGATGACGGTGATTGTTGCGCTCGTGCAGGCCGGTTTCAAATGGGAGTCTGCGGTTGCTGCAACGACACAGCAGAATCCGCAGCTCCTAGAGCACTCCGGGCTCCTGTCCGTGCAGTTGCAAGATCCGACCAAGCCGCCTCCGGCTTTGCCGAACGGTGGTGCGCCGCAAGGGCCGAATGGGAATTTGCCGCAGGGCAAAACTCCGCAGCAGCTCACTAAGGAAACAATAGAATTGTTTGACCTGCTGGCCAGGAGCGGCGGTGGTAACTAATGACCTACGAGGAATGGCTCGCCGCGTGGGAGAAATTCCGGGTCTGGAAGGAAGACAACCGCCCCGAGGGACGCGGCAAGGGGGGAGATCCTTACCACAAGCCAAAGGGTAAGGGTGGCGGGCAATTTACCACGGGGCCTGGTGGTGGTACCCCAAAAGTGGTTCCGTCAAAGACGGGGAATCAGCAAATCAAGAAGCTCCAGGAAACTGATCCTCAGAAGTATTGGACGGTGAGTCCGACACATGACACGCCCGCGACGTACCGTCTTGCCGGTGGCTATGTTTCGTTCTATGAGAATGCAGATGACACGATTGAGATCGGGTCTCTTGTGGGCGAGCCTGGTCAGCATGGCGTTGCGAAACGTGCTGTGGACCTTGCTGATGCAAAATACCCTGGGAAAGATCAAGTCCTGGATGCGTTCGAGGGTGTAACTCCTGTCTACGAGAAACTCGGATTCAAGGAAACGAGTCGGCTCAAGTTCGACGCGCAGTATGCGCCGCCAATGTGGCAGGAATCATTTGGCACGCCGGATATCGTGTTTATGAGGCGAGTTGCAGTCGGTCAACGTGCAAAGGGTAAAGGCAACCCATACCACAAGCCCGGAGGCGGCAAGGGTGGCGGGCAATTCACCACCGGGCCTGGTGGTCTCGGCAAGTTCAAGTTGGTTGGTGGCCCGCTCGGTGTGGGCTCGATACTCGAAGGCTTGCCTGCAAACCATCCGACGAGAGTCAAAGTCGATAAGATCGCGCAATCGCATGGATTCAAGAATGCACAGCAGGCGATTGACGAGTGCTCGTCAAGGATTGACAAGCTCGTGTCAGAAGGTTCGATCACCAAGGCCCGTCGTTGGTATGCGGAAGAGAACAAGAGGTGTGCTGCCCGCGCAAAGAAATACAAGGTTCCTACGCATGTTGCCATTGGTGCAACGTCTGCACTCTCGCCGCGCTGTTCCTACCAGCAAGACCTTCAATACTCTAATGCTGTACTTGAGCATTACAAAGAGTTTCCTGATATCGCTGCGGCGGATAAAGGTATCCAGGGTGCCGGGCTCGGTGCGAACAAACGGATGGCGCTCGATATTGCCTTCCACGGAAATCCGGATGTTATTACAGGGGCCAAGCGACGTAGCTACTACAATAACATTCTCTTTCCTGGTCGTACGAATGACGTTACGGTTGACACTCGCGTCGCCAATGTTTTGAAAGAGGTTTCCGTCAAACATGCTGACGGGGCCTCGGACCCTATCTTACCTTCCGAGGGAAAGAAGGACACGGCGCTTGCTGAGACTAATCGGTTCGTTTCCGAGGGCGCCGGTAGGAACGGCTTGGACGCGGGCGCGGGATATTACATCTTGGCAGATGCGATTCGCGCAGTGGCAAAGAAACACAACCAATCTCCGGATACGATCCAATCTGTTGTGTGGCTTGCGTATGGTGGTGAGGGACATTGACTTCACTCTTAGGCATGCATGGAGAAACATCGAGCACACTTGGTTGGATCAAGGCGACCGGGCCATTGTGTCTGTTCTGTGGCGAGCCGGCGCAATACTTTAAGCCGAGTTTCGTATCGAGGCTTTGGTGGTGCAAGCCTTGCGATACAACCTGGACGGAACCGTATACCTATGGTGGTGAGGGACGTTGACGACGCTCAAGGGAATGCTTGAGGGTAATCCAGGAATCGACGAGAGTGACGACTTGTCGAATGATGCGTACGACGCGCAGCTCTTGCTCGAATACCTGAAAGCCAAGCAGCAGGGCGATATTCAGTATGACCTGGGGCCTCCGCGTTCCTCATGGGAGGATGGTTCGTTCGCGCACGAGAACGATGATGCGTGGAAACTATTATCCGAAGAATTAACCAAGTTGAACCTGGACAAGGAGGAAGCAATTGCCATTGTCAAACGAGAACGTGGGGTGCTTCCTCACCAACTCCAGTCGTGGTGGGAGCACGGTGCGGGTGCAGCGAAAATCAAGTGGGGCACGGAAGGTTCGTTCGACCGGTGTGTCAAGCTCGCGGTCGAAGAAGCGAAAATGACTCCCGAGAAAGCAAAGGGATTCTGCGCGAACCGTCATCATGGGGCCACCGGGAAATGGCCGAACCAAGGAAAGAAGGAACAAATCATGGTCGGTGAGGCTCGTCAAGTCGATCAGGACGGCCTGGATGATTCGTGGGATGACCTGTCAGACCTGCCTGACCTGACGGGCCTCGACGTTTCTGACTTTGAGGCTGTCGAGAAGTCACTCGACATGAGCGAATTCGATTCTCGGACAACTGAGGTCGAAGAGGAAGAGCGTGGTCGGTTCGCAAAGCTGGCCGCAAAATTGGCAGCCAAGGGGGCGAAGAACGCGAAGGCGCTCGCAGCATTCATTGGCCGAAAGAAATATGGGAAGGCGGCGTTTCAAGCGATGGCCAAGGCTGCGAAGGGAAAGAAATCCTCGAAGAAAGATGCGCCACCTCGTGATCCCCTCTACCGTTTCGGTGAGGCGATCGAGCTGGAGTGGCCTCGAAGCGAAGATGGAATGCCGACGTTGCATGGACACTTCGCGGTGTTCGATCGGTGGACAGAGATCAATTCCATCTTC